GAACTAAAACTCTTTCTTTACCAAGCACAACGCACAGGACTTGATGCGTTATCAAGGCAGATTTATTGCATCCACAGGAACGTAAAAACCCCAAATGGATGGAGTAAAAAAATGACAATCCAAACAAGTATTGATGGATTCCGAGTAATCGCTGAACGTAGCGGAAACTATGGTGGACAAAGCGAACCTGTATTTGTAGAACAAGATGGTAAGTTAATTTCTTGTAAGGTTTCAGTATTTAGATTTCACGGAGAAACAAGGTATGAAGCATCGGTAGGTGTGGCTTATTGGGATGAATATTGCCAAAGAACAAACGATGGCAAACCAATGGGTTTATGGGCAAAAATGCCACATACAATGTTAAGTAAAGTTGCGGAGGCATTAGCTTTGAGAAAGGCTTACCCACAAGATTTAAGCGGTCTTTACACAGGTGATGAAATGGCTCAATCAACAGAGGAAACCCCAGCTTACATTAAGGCTCACGAAAGCGTGGATGACTTGGAGTTAGCGATTGACTTATGTGTTAATACTACCGAGTTAAGCCAACTTTACGCACTAAACAATGACATTGTAGAACGTGAAGTAGCTAAAGAAATAACTAAATTATTTACCAAGAAAAAACAAACTTTATGACACCATTAAGCAGACTATGGGATTTAAGAGAGGAAGTTAAGTTTTGGAATTACAAAGTAGAAACAAGCTACCCACAAAATGCAGCTGAAATGATCTATAAATTAGATGCTGCTAAGTATAGACTTAAATTACATAAACAAAAACACTTTCCAGAGTTATTAGATCAACCTAAAAGGGATTACATTCCTTATCAAATGTTGGCTGATAAATTTGAAGTATTTGAAAACTATTTAAACGATTAATTATGCCATTATCAACTTGCTGCGGAGCAGAAACCGATATGGAAGAAGTAGGAATTTGTCCAGATTGTTTAGAGCATTGCGATTGGGAAGAAGAAGAAGAAGATAAGGAAGAAAAAGAACAAGATAGACAAAACGAAATAGCATTAGAACAAGAACAATTAAATAAACAAGAAAACTAAAAACAATGATTGTATTAAACATTTGCAAAGAGGACATTAACTGGAAAGAAGCTAAGAACGGCAAAAACTACGCAAACGTAGCTACCGATTTCTTAAAAGAACCAGATGACAAAGGAAACACCCACACTGTATGGAACAACCAAAGTCCAGAGGAAAGAGCAGAAAAAGCAAAGAAAAACTATTGTGGTAGAGGTAAGCAAGTTTCTTATAATGCACCAACAGGTAAAAAGGAATTTGCAGTAAACCAACAAGAAAGCGAGGATGACCTTCCTTTTTAGACATTAACAACCCCCACGTTGGGCGACAACGTTAAGCGCAAATTTAAAACCTACAACTATGAGCCAAAACCAACAAATCGCAAACTACCTAAATAAAGGTAGAAAGTTAACCCCTATTGATGCACTTAACAAGTTCGGATGCTTTAGATTAGCAGCACGAATTGCAGACCTTAGAAATGATGGAATGAATATAAAAACAAATATTATTAAGCTAAAAAACAAGAAGCAAGTTGCTCAATATTCATTATGATACACGCATCATTATTTAGCGGAATCGGTGGATTTGACTTAGCAGCGGAATGGATGGGATGGGAAAATCTATTTCATTGCGAATGGAATCCATTTGGTCAACAAGTATTAAAACATCATTTCCCAAATTCAATTAGTTACAATGACATTACTAAAACAGACTTCTCTATTCACAATGAATCAGTTGACATCCTCACAGGAGGATTCCCTTGCCAACCATACTCAAGTGCAGGAAAGCGACTTGGGAAAGCCGATGAAAGACACCTCTTTCCACATATGCTTAGATGCATTAAAGAGGTCAAACCCAGATGGATTATTGGCGAAAACGTTCGTGGACTTGTTAATTGGAATGCAGGGATGGTATTCAACGAGGTGTGTGATGACTTGGAAAGGGAAGGCTATGAAGTCCAACCGTTTCTTATTCCAGCTGCAGGTGTCAATGCACCGCACCAACGATATAGAATCTGGTTTGTTGCTTACTCCAACAACAATGGAACACATACAAGATTTAGACAAGTTCAAAGCGAGAATGGAGAAGTATCCAAATGGAACAACAATGCCAAATTTAGCGACTCAAATTCATCAAATGATGTTACCAACCCCATTAGCATCGGAAGGAACAAAACTGACAGGATCACCAACGGAGAATCAAATGTCATTGACCAAATTAGCGAGACAGGGATTATTACCAACTCCGACAACGAGAAGCGATTCTGGGAGAACAACAACAATGGAGAATGGGAAAATAAAGAACAAGAGTCATACCACAGGAACAAATTATGGGATAACATTAGGTCAGTTAGCGAAAGCGAAAATGTTACCAACTCCAAACAGTTTCGATTGGAACACAGCCAGAAGCGAGGAAACTTTACAGAAAGCGAAAGAAAGACACAAAGAGAAAGGAGTAGTTTTGCAGACAAGTTTAAGACAAATGGCTGGTCAAGGTTTCCAACTAAACCCCCAATTTGTGGAGGAGATGATGGGCTTCCCAGAGAACTGGACAACATCACCTTTCCTAAATGGAGACAAGAATCAATCAAAGCCTACGGAAACGCAATAGTTCCACAAGTTGCACATCAAATTTTTAAGGCAATACAAGAATTTGAATTAATGGTAAATAAGTAGTATTTTCGCAATAGGTGTCAGATACCTAATTACAAACTTATTGGCTCAAAGCTGAAACCCTAATCTGACTGGGGTGGAAGCCGAGAGCCTTTTTTATTTTTATGGCAATATTTAGAAAAGTCCACGTTACATTTTGGCGAGATGAATTTGTGGAAGGATTAACTCCAGAACAAAAGTTCTTTTACCTGTACCTATTAACAAACGATAGAACAACGCAATGTGGTATCTATGAGATTACTACAAAGCAAATGTGCTACGATACAGGATATAATGAAGACACAATTAAAAAGCTAATTACTTTCTTTATTGATATTGGTAAGATTAAATATTCTGTAAGTACAAAAGAGATGGCTTTGAAGAATTGGGGTAAATACAACGATTCAAATAGTCCAAAGGTGCGTTCTTGCATAGAAAAGGAGTTATTAAAGGTAAAAGATAGAGTATTGATACAGTATATATACTCTATGGATACACATACGCAAGAAGAACAAGAACAAGAAGAAGAACAAGATAAAGAACAAGAACAAGTAAATATAGATTTTGAATGGTTTTGGAATGATTATGATAAAAAGGTAGGGGATAAGCAAAAGCTAAAAAAGAAGTGGAATAAATTAACAGATCAAGAAAGGCAAAATGCAATGAATTATATTGACCTTTACAAGCAATCAGTACCAGACAAACAATTCCGTAAAAACCCAGAAACCTTTTTAAACAACAAATCTTGGAACGATGAAATCATTAACCGAAGTATTACCCCAATCCATAAACTCTCTTACGCAGAACGAGAAGCTAATGCACTTAGAAATCTATAATAAACTTGAACCAGATGAATTAAAGGTTGTGGTTGCTTTAGATACTATGAGTGTGGGTAGATGCTCACCTATTGAGGTTAAGGAACACTTGAAGACCTGTATTGCATTAAGTGGATGTCAAACACCTACAATAGAGTTATTTCAGTTTTTATGTGAGTTTGTTATAAAGAATTACGGAAACTATAAACTAAAAGAACTTGGAGTTGCTTTTGAACTTTACGCAATGGGGAAATTATCTGTTGACAAATCCATTATGTTTACCCCTAAATTCTTTGGGGATGTGATGGCAGCTTATAAGCCAATAGCTTTGCAAGTAAGACAAAAGACTTATGTAGAACCACAACCAATAGAAGTACCAAAAATCAATGATGATGAAATTATTGAGGCATTGTACGAAAATTGGAATAAGTCGGCTAAAAGAGGATGGGAGTTACTAAATACGATGGCTTTTGATGTACTATGGAAACGAAAGGAACTAAACAAGAAGAATCTAAGCCAAGAGAAGGCAGAACAAATAAAGAAAAAAATAATAGCACATTACAAGGTAATGGCTAAAACACCTAAAGACTTGGATAAATTAAATAACGAAATATTTATCAAAAATGAGTGCAAAAGATATACTTTGTACCTATTTTTACAAAACCAATTATGAAAAAATTAACATTTATTTATGAATTGCTAAAGTTTACGCTAATATCAATCCCATTAGCTATTTGCATTTATTTAATAGCAGTTACAATATCAGAAATTAAAAATATATGCTTAAAATTATTTTAATCATAGTGGCTTGGGAACTATTAAAGCAACTTTATTACAAACTAATGAACCGATGACAGGAATAGACAACAACATTGAGGTAAGATTAATATATTTAGATACAAAAGAGGAGATAGAATTTAGGTCAATAGCTAAAGCAGTTAGGTTTTTACATACTGATTACAAAACGATTATGACCTATATGAACCCAATTAACAAGAAACGCTATAAGCATAATGACCGACTTTGTGTTGTTAGATTGAAAAAGTAACCCTAATTTTGCTTTATGTCATTGATACCTTTACCCAAGTTGTTAGAAAAGACTCAAAAGGTAGTTAATGCGTACATAAGGAAACGAGATGAAGGTTTACCTTGTATTAGTTGTGGAAGCTACAATGGTAATCAAGCTGGACACTACTTTACTGTTAAAGGTTATTCGGCTTTAAGGTTTAACGAATGGAACATCCATTTACAATGTGCTGGATGCAATATGTATAAACACGGAAACCAAGCAATGTACCGAATAGGATTAGTTGAACGAATAGGAGAAAAGGCGGTTAAAGAGTTAGAGTTTGAGGCGGTTAATAATAGGCTTAAAAAATGGCAAAGAGCAGAATTAATAGAATTAATTGAAAAATACAAAGACCAATAATGAACATTAACGAAATCAAATCTAACCCCAACAATCCAAGAATTATTAAGGATGACAAGTTTAAAAAGCTGGTTAAGTCAATCCAAGATTTCCCACAGATGCTTGAGCTTAGACCTATTGTAATAGATGAGAATAATATCGTATTAGGTGGTAATATGAGGCTAAAGGCTTGTATTGAAGCTGGGTTAAAAGATGTACCTGTAAAACAAGCAAAAGAACTAACCGAAGAACAAAAGAAAGAATTTATTGTAAAAGATAACGTAGGCTATGGAGAATGGGATTGGGATGACTTAGCTAATAATTGGGATGTAGAAGACTTGACCGAATGGGGTTTAGATATACCAAACTTTGATGTAAACGTATTAGAGGCAGAAGAAGATAACTTTGCCGTACCAGATGGCGGAACAGAAACGGACATAGTATTAGGTGATTTATTTGAGATAGGCGAACATAGATTACTTTGTGGTGATAGTACAGATAGCGACCAAGTGGCAAAGCTAATGAATGGACAAAAGGCAGATATGTTATTTACAGACCCTCCTTATAATGTAGGATTTAATGGAAGGAGTGGCAAGTTTGATGTAATTGAAAATGATGACTTAAAAACGGAAGACTTTGATAAGTTTATAGAAGAATTTGCACAAACAGTACATACACTACAAATACCAATAAAGTATATATGGTGCAATTGGAAATTTTATGGCACACTACAAAAACACTTTGAATTAAATGCTTGTATAGTATGGGCTAAGAATGTATTTGGTTTAGGTAGAGGTTATAGACATCAACACGAGTTTTGCTTCTTTGAAGGTAAGTTAGATGAAGGCATTAATAACGAAAGCGACTTATGGGAAATAAAGAAAGATAGTAAATATATGCACCCAACACAAAAGCCAATAGAATTATCGGCTCGTGCATTAGGTAACCACAAGAACGCAAAAAACATACTTGACTTATTTGGAGGAAGCGGTTCTACTTTGGCTGGGATACATCAACTTAAGAGAGTTGGTTATATTATGGAGTTAGACCCAAAATACTGCCAAGTAATTATAGATAGAATGAAATTACTTGACCCTTCATTGGTTATCAAAAAGAACGGAGTAGCTTTGTAAAATAGTGAAACAAATGTGAAATTATGGCAAATGAACAGAATTTAACCCCATTTAAGAAAGGACAAGTAGCAAACCCTAACGGCAGACCTAAAGGTGTTCCTAATAGCAAGACAAGACTTTTACGTTTATTGGAGTTGGTTACTAAGGTACGCAACCCAGTAACAGGCGAAGATGAGGAGTTTACAATAGCCGAGCAATTAGATATGCAAATCATAGCAAAGGCGAGAAAGGGTGATTTAAAAGCCTATGAAATACTATTAGACAGATTAGAGGGCAGACCTAAACAAACAACCGACATAACCGCTGACATAAAGGGTAATGTGCAAATAACCATAGAACCAGATGCAGATTGTCAACCAATTAAAGATTAAGGCTACACCAGTCTTTTATGCCAATAAAAAGGCATACGAGGATGGTTATCCGATAATATGCAATGAAGGTGGGTCAAGGTCAAGTAAAAGCTATTCGGTTGTTCAATTATTAATCCACATTGCTTTAACCAAGCCTAATACAAGAATTTCGTGCGTATCTCATTCCCTACCACATATAAAGCGTGGTGTTTATAGGGATTTCAAAAACATATTAGAGCAATGGAATATTTGGGATGAAAAAGATTTTAGGTACACGGATTTCATTTATACGTTTAAGAACGGCTCATACATAGAGTTATTTGGATTAGAAGACCCAGACAAAGCAAAAGGACCAGCAAGGGATATACTATTCGTAAACGAGGCAAACCTTATTAGCAAGGCATTGTTTGACCAGCTTTTGATTCGTACAACTGGACAATCATTTTTAGACTGGAATCCAGCAGACTTTATTTCTTGGGTGTATGAAGTAGCTGATAACCCAAATAACAAGCGCATCCATTCTACCTACCTAAACAATATCTCAAACCTTAGCGAAAGTCAAATAAGAAACATTGAGCAATACAAGGACTTACCAGATGACTTTATGTGGAAAGTTTACGGCTTAGGGGAACGAGGGTCTGCAAAGGAAATTATTTATACTCAATGGAAACAATATGACGAAGCACCAGATGGGGATATATTCTATGGATTGGACTTTGGTTACGTTCACCCAGCTGCACTTATAAAGGTTACGCATTATGAAGGACAAAACTACTTTGAGGAAATAGTTTATCAAAGCGGATTAACTCTTAGCGACCTATCAAGATTGATTAAAGAGAAACTACCAGAACGTGCTACAATCTATGCGGATGCTGCCGAGCCTAAATCTATTGAGGAATTATACCGACAAGGCTTTAACATTAAACCAGCACAAAAGGATGTATGGGCAGGAATCGTAAAAATGAAGTCTTATCCAATAAACTTGCACTATAATAGCAAAAACCTAAGAAGGGAGTTTATGTCTTACAAATGGAAAAAGGATAAAAACGATAACGTAATAGAAGAACCTGTAAAGGCAAATGATGACTTGATGGATGCTTGTAGGTATGCCGTGTTTACTCACTTAACCAAGCTAAAATTTGAGGTGTCGGTATTTTAGGATAAATTGTCTAACTTTGTTAAAATTCATATATAATGGGATTACTTGACTTTTTTGGTAAAAG